AAAGAGGAAATGGAAAAAGAGGCAAGCTGATGGCACTGACTACATATACCGAGTTAAAAACATCAGTTGGCGATTGGCTCAACCGCACCGACCTGACAACTGTCATCCCTGACTTTATTGCGCTGGCTGAGGCTCAGATCGAGCGCCAACTGCGCACCCGGCAGATGATCGTCAGATCCACGGCATCGATTGCCACCGAGTACAGCGCGGTTCCTGATGATTTTCTGGAGACAAAATCCATCAAGCTCACCGGCACCAACCCCGTCACGCCTTTGGGCTTTGAGACGATTGATTCACTCGATAACCTGAGCACTCAATACCGATCCAGTGGCGTGCCGATCTTCTTTGGCATTGTGGGAGGCCAGATCCGAGTGCTGCCGATCCCTGACAGTGCCTATACCGCCGAGCTGGCCTACTACGCCAAGTTGTCAAAGTTGTCAGCCAGCGTGACAACCAACTGGCTGCTGGCTCAAGCGCCTGACGTTTACCTCTACGGCGCCTTGCTCCAGGCTGCGCCATACCTACAGGATGATGCGAGAATCACAGTGTGGTCAGCGCTGTATCAGGCAGGACTTGATCAGTTGCAGATTGCAGATGATCGAGGTTCTACCAGTGGCGGCGCATTGCTGACCAGGGCAAAAACATTTGGGTGATTAAATGGTAACGACAACCAAGGGCGAGATGGACGAGTCACTGCTGGAAAAGCGTGAGGGGTCCATTGACAACGATACTGAAACCACAAGCTGGGTTGAGTATTGGCATGAGGGTGAGTTGGTCCATCGATCAGTCAACATGGTGCTAAAGCGCGGCGTCTTTGCCGAAGGCATCAGTCAACAAATTTGAGGGTTAAATCATGGCGAATACTCAGGCAATGTGCACGAGCTTCAAAGGTGAGCTGCTTGTCGGCCACCACAACTTTGGCACTGGCGTTGTCCGAGGCGCCACCACGGCAGATACCTTCAAGGCTGCCCTGTACCTGGCCTCTGCCACCGTCAATGCGTCCACCACGGCATACAGCGCGACAAATGAAGTGTCTGGCACTGGGTACACGGCTGGCGGCGTCACAGTGACCTTTGGCACGGCTCCAAGCACCTCTGGAACCACGGCATTTGTCACGCCCAGCGCCAGCATCACTTACAGCGCGGTGACCCTCTCCACGGCCTTTGACGCAGTCTTGATCTACAACTCGACCCAGTCCAACAAGGCAGTCAGCGTCCACACTTTCGGCAGCCAGACCGTGACTGCTGGAACCTTCACGCTGACCATGCCAACCAATGATGCAAGCACCGGCCTGATTCGGCTGGCGTAACGCAGGGGCAGCACCATGGCTGCTTACGGCACAGGCTATTACGGCAAGGGCGTCTACAACATTGGCAATGTTGTCATCAGTGGCAACGCTGCCACTGGCGCCGTTGGCACTGTACTGGCCGACAGATCAATTCAAGAAGATGGAACCATTGCCACCGGCAATGTCGGTACCGTCACACTCACCATCGCCATTGCCATCACGGGCAATGCCGCCACGGGTGCCGTTGGCACGCTGGCGCCAGATTCATCCCAAGCAGTCACAGGCAATGCGGCCACACTGGCCGTTGGCACTGTCGCGCCTGCCGGGTCAATTGACGTAAGTGGCAACGCTGCCACTGGTGCAGTTGACTCTGTTGGGGTAACCCGGTCCACGGCCACAACTGGCAACGCTGCCACTGGTGCTGTTGGCACTATGTCGGCAGAGGTGATCTCTTTTCAGGCCATCACAGGTGTTTCTGGGACTGGCGCTGTTGGCAGTGTGTCAAACGTCATCACTGTTGCGATAATCGGCAACGAGGCAGTGGGATCTGTTGGTGTAATGGTTGGGTTTGGATGGGGGTCGATTCCCGACACATCAGAAACCTGGACCGCCCAGTCAGATACACCAGAGACATGGGCGCCAGTGTCCGACACGGCAGAGACATGGACTCCAGAGTCAGACACGTCAGAGACCTGGACACAGATCGCAGACAATTCAGAAACATGGACGCAAGTCCCAGCATGAAAGTGAACTATGGCAGATACCACAACAACCAACCTTTTATTGACCAAGCCCGAGGTGGGGGCCAGCACTGACACTTGGGGCACAAAGATCAATACTGACCTTGACAGCGTTGACGCAGTCTTTGCGGCTGCTGGCACAGGCACAAGCGTTGGCTTGAATGTCGGGTCTGGAAAGACAATCACGCTTGCTGGCACAACTAAATTTTCTGGCTCGACATCAGGGACAACCACACTGCAAGCAACTGCGGTGGCTGGTACTACCACTTTGACGCTTCCTGCGGCTACTGACACTTTGGTTGGTAAGGCAACGACTGATACGCTGACCAATAAGACGTTGACGGGTGCGGCAATGAATGGTACTTTGGGGGCTACTACTGCTAGTACAGTAGCGGCAACCACACTCACCACATCATCGACTGTTACGCACAATGGCGGCACTGCCAATGGAGTTCCTTATTTGGATGGCTCCAAGGTGCTGACTACGGGCAGTGCGTTGGTGTTTGATGGTGCGAATTTGGGTGTGGGTGTTACGCCTAGTGCTTGGAGAAGCACTTTTAAAGCATTGCAAATACTAGGGACTGCAACATTATCAAGCAACAATAACACCACAGTTTATTTAGGTTCAAACTGGTACTCCAACAGCTCTAACCAAGATGTTTACACTGTAACCGGAGCCGCTGGTATTTATGCCATAAGTGCTGGTCTTCATGTTTGGTACAACGCCCCCTCTGGCACAGCAGGTAATGTTGCCACCTTCACCCAAGCATTGACCCTTAACACCAATGGTGTTTTGGCTTTGCAAGGCGCATCAACATCAGCCACAGGCGTAGGCATCACCTTCCCCGCAACTCAATCAGCATCAACTGACGCAAACACGCTAGATGATTATGAAGAGGGGTCATGGACACCAGCTATTGCGTTTGGGGGAGCATCAGTCGGCGTAACTTACAATGCGGCTACAGCAGGCAGTTATGTCAAAATCGGAAGGCAAGTCACCGTTACCGGGTTAATTATTTTGACGAGCAAAGGGAGTAGTGTTGGGAGCGCAAGTTTGACGGGTCTTCCGTTCCCCATCTCTAACACCAATGGGGCATATTCGGGTGTTGCCCTAAGGTTTACCGCCATAACTTTTACCGGGCAAGTTCAAGCCTACACCGTTATTAGCACGACAACCATATCCTTCGAAAATGTCAGTGAAGCCGGGTCTAATCAGCCTCTAACTAACACAAATTTTGCAAATAACAGCGATGTACTAATTTCTCTTACATACTTTGTTTAAGGAAACCCTCATGTCAATCACCAAAACCACCACTGTTGACCAAATCACCGTCAATGAGAACGGCATCGTTCTTTATCGTGAAGCCACACGCATCATGGAAGATGGCAACGAATTGAGCCAAACCTACCACCGTTCCAGCCTGACCCCAGGCCAAGACCTGACAGGCATTCCTGCCAATGTCGTTGCAATCTGCAATGTGGCTTGGACTGCTGAAGTCATTGCGGCGTATCAAGCTGCACAAGCTGAGAATGCTTGACCGTAATGTCTGACTCCACTGAGACCAGGCTGGCAGTGCATGAGGCCATTTGCACAGAGAGGATGAAATTCATTTCTGACTCTCTTGCAAAGGGGTCAGAGCGCATGACAAAGATAGAGTATTTGCTCTACGCCGTGATCGTGGCCGTCTTGCTTGGTCCTGGTGCTGCTGCCTCTGTGTTTTCTAAGATCTTTGGTTTGTAGCAAATGTGGACCCCATCAGTATTCTCCTTTTGGCCTCGAGTGCATTCTCTGCAATCAAGCAGGGCATTGCCACATACAAGGACGTTAAGAATACTGCTGGTGACGTTAAGAAGATCGTCAACGAGATCGCTGGCATGTTTGGGCCAACCCCAACAAAAGAGCAAAAGAAACAGATCGTTGCCGAACAAAAGCGAGTGCAAGAAGTCGCTGCCTATGACCCCAATGCAGTCATGGGAGACATTGCAAAGCGCCTTGGTGAATTTATGCGGCATATGCAGCAGATCCAGGATTATTACCATGAGGAAGAGCGCAAGTCCAAAGAGGAAGTCTATGACGGGGCAGACTCTCTGGCAGAGCGTGCCTTGCAGCGTACCCTTGTACTCACCCAGTTAAGACAGATGGAGGCTGATTTGCGAGAGCAGATGATTTTCCAATCGCCTCCAGAGCTTGGGAATTTGTGGACACGGTTTAACGAGATGCGTGAGCAAATCGCGGTGGAGCAAGAGCAAGCCAGGGCAGTGCGAGATCAACGTGAGGCGCAGGCGAGATGGCAACGAAGACGGGTAATCGCGGACCTGCAAGACAAAGCAATCTACCTGGCAGCCGCCTTGTGCGTGATCCTATACCTGGCCGTGTTTTGGTCACTCCTGGTGATGGACCGAAAGACCAGATGGGGTTTCTGATCGCGCTCATATGCATGGTCCTA